CGAGGCGGCAGGCATCTACCGCTCCGCATCCTCCCGCACCTGGCGGCCCCAGCTACGCGGAAGCGCGACGCGCCAGGGAGGTCTACAGGGCTGAGCGGGAGCGGCTTGAGTTGATGAAGGAGAAGGCTGAGCTAGTGCTAGCTGCCGAGGTGAGGCAGGAAGCTTCTCGCCTAGCACGGCAAGTACGTGATCTGCTGTTAATCATTCCCAACAGATTGGCGGCCAAGCTTGCCGGGATGACAGATCAGGATCAGGTTAGATCAGAGCTTCAGGCTGAAATTGAATCAGCGCTACGAGGGCTAGCCGATGCCTGATGCTGCGCTGCTTTACAGGCAGGCCTTTGTCAAGGCACTGCAGCCACCGCTTAACCTGACGGTCAGCGAGTGGGCGGATAGGGAGCGAATCCTTACGCGGCGATCAACGTCAGAACCAGGACTGTGGCGAACTGATCGCGTTCCGTTCCTGAAAGAACCGATGGATTTGCTTAGTCCTAGGGAGCGAAAAATAAAGCGAGTTGTGCTTATTTTTGGCTCACAATCTGGGGCAAAAACCGAGTGTGGTCTTAATTGGTTGGGTCGAACAATCGCCATGGATCCCGCTCCGTTCCTGGTGATGTTTCCTACGGAGGCATTCGCTAAACGTCAGATCAGGCAACGGCTTACACCGTTGTTCAAAGATACTCCAGCTGTAGCCGCTAAAGCGATAAGCAGTAAATCGCGCGATGCTGCTAACGCTATGTTCCTGAAGGAGTTTGAGGGCGATATGCTGCTGAGCATTATCGGCGGCAACAGTGGTAGCGCAGCCCAGGGTATGCCAGCTCAGTATCTATGGGCTGATGAAGTTTCATCATTGCCGCTAGAGATTGATGACAAGGGCGATCCCTTGGAGAATGCTGAGGCTCGTCTCACCAATTTCCCAGATCGCAAAACCCTGCTCACCAGTACACCGGGAACTCGGGGCGCCTGCCGCATTACCACAGAGTTCGAAACTCGCAGCGATCGCCGCCGCTACCGGGCGTTGATGCCATGTTGCGAATCACTGGAAGTGCTGCGCTGGGAGCACTTCGTATGGGACCGTCCCGATGGTGATGTGTGGTGTCAGTGCCCCGCGTGCAATGAGCGCGTCGCTCAACACCACAAGGCGACCATGCTGGCGGGGGGAGAATGGAAGGCGACCGCCAGGGGCGATGGCGAGACCGCGGGGTTTCATCTGCCTGGCTGGTATGCGCCATACGGGTGGTTGATGTGGGAGAAGATTAGAGACGAGTTTCTGAGGGCTAAAAATGATCACCTTCTCCTGAAGGGCTGGGTAAACAAACGCGCCGCCGAAGCTTGGGAGGATGCCCTGGAGAATCTGTTCAATGCCGAGGGCCTGGCCAAGCGCCGACAAAACACGGCAGCCGGCAACGGCTACCCGGCTGGCAGCGTGCCGGATGGCGTGCTGGTGATCACCGCAGGCGTTGACGTGCAGGGCGGCGGCGGTTCGATCGGTGAGCGCATCGTGGTGACTCTCTGGGGCTGGGGTAGGGGCGAGGAGGGCTGGCACCTTGGCCACTGGGAGATCCATGGCGATCCGCAAGGCGATGAGGTTTGGGAGCAGCTCGACCGGATCGCCGACACCAAATGGAAACGGCACGACGGCACTCAGCTGTCGATCATTCAGGGGGCCATTGACGATGGTGGCAACGCAACCCACCGCGTCCGCGACTACTGCCGTACTCGCGGGAAATGGGTGCCGGTCAAGGGCGGCAGCCAGAGCGGCAAGGCCATCATCGGCAAGGGCCGGGCCGTAGACATCAACCGCAAAAATCAGGCGATCCAACGGCATTCGGTGCTGCTGTATCCGATCGGCACCGACACCAGCATGGCCCACCTGCAGGGGCGCTTGCGCAACGACACGCCAGGCCCTGGATATCTGCATCTGGGCGAGGCCTCGACTGATCAGTTCTTGGCGGAGCTGTTCCCCTGGAAGCGGCGGCCCAAGATGGTGAAGGGCTTCACCCAGTACGAGTGGTTCTTGCCGCAGGGCGAGCATGACGAAAGCGGAGACTGCACCCGCTACGCCTACGCGGCCCTGCAGCTGGTGGCCCGGCGCTACAACCGGGCGACCATGTGGGATCAACTGGAGGCGCAGCTGAAGGGGAGTACCAGGACTGGAAATAGATTTGCTCGCCGTGGCTGAAAATTACTAGCCTGTAACCATGAGCGGAATCAGCCTCGCAACTGCAACGGAGCGACTGCAGCAGTACCTGGACGCAGAGGCCAAGGTATTGACTGGGCAGCAATACAGCATTGGGGACCGATCGTTGACCCGTGCCAACATTGCTCAGATCAGGGAGGGGATCAAATACTGGGATGCTGAGGTCAAGCGCTTAAGCGCTGCGGCCAGTGGTCGCGGGCGGTCCCTCACAATCAGGCCTAACTGGTGATGGCCAAGCGCAAGAAGCCACCGAAGCAGCCACTGCGCAGGCCGGCAATGTTTGCCGGTGCTGGGGCCATGGCGTTTGGTGGTATGACGGGCTCGAGCCGCATGGCGCAATCGCCGCGGTTTTCGATGTGGCGCCCTCAGTTGCTAGATGCTGATGGCGTTGCTCAGTATGAACTGGCTGATCTGCGTGCATTTTCGCGTGATCTGGAGCGAACCGCACCGGTAGCAACGGGGGCTATCTCTACACGGTGCTCTTACATTGTCGCTGCAGGCATCAACCTGCAAAGCAGAATTGATGCTGAAGAGCTGGGCTTAACAGATGATCAAGCCAGCGCTTGGCAATCGTTTACAGAGCGGCGGTTTTCGATGTGGGCAGAATCGCCCTTTGCTGATGTGCATGGAGAATTAAACTTTTATGAACAGCAAGAACTGGCGCTAAGGTCGCATGATGTATCCGGGGATTCTTTTGTATTGCTTGCTGGTAAATCTCGGCAAGGATGGCCATTTAGGCTGGCAACGCAAATCATAGAAGCCGATCGCGTCAGTAATCCAAACGGCAGAATCAATGCCGGTACTTTAGTTGATGGTATTGAGCGTGCCATTGATGGCGAACCATTGCGGGCTCATGTTGCTAAGTATCATCCTGGAAAAATTATTCCTGGTTCAGCCAATGAATGGACGCCTGTAGATTTTCTGTCGGCTTCAGGTCGCCGTAATCTGTTGCATCTCAAGAAAATAAAGCGTCCAGGTCAAACAAGGGGCTTGCCTATTCTTGATCCAATCATTGCAACAATTAAGCAGCTAACAAGGTATTCTGATGCGGAAGTTGATGCAGCGGTGAACAGCGCTGCTTTGGCGTTATTTGTGACAATGGACGCAGAGGCTTATACAGATATTCTTAATGATGAAGAAAAAACCTATATTACTCAAAAAGCAACTGAATGGGATGGTGTCATAAATAGCGGCAAGGCCATCAACCTTATGCCTGGTGAGTCCGTATCAAGTCCAACTCCTGGCCGACCTAACCCGAACTTTGATCCCTTCTTCGGGGCGATGTTGAATATCTGCAGCATTGGCCTAAACATGCCCAAGGAGATCCTGGCGAAAGCGTTTAACGCCAGCTATTCAGCCAGTCGCGCTGCGTTGATGGATGCCTGGCGTACGTGGAAAATCGAGCGCACTTGGCTGGCCCGTCGGATGTGTCAGCCGATCTACGAAGAATGGCTGGCAGACGCTGTAGCGCTAGGCATTATTGATGCCCCTGGATTCTTCTCCGATCCCTTCATCCGCGCTGCGTGGTGTCGCAGTAGCTGGTGCGGTGATGGCCCTGGCGCCCTTGATCCACTGAAGGAAGCCACTGCAGCAGAGAAACGAATTGAGATCGGTCAAACAACTCAGGCTGAAGAAATCGTCGCTTATGACGGTGGTGATTGGGAGCAAAAGCTCAGGCAACGCGCGCGCGAGGTTCGGGAGCGCAAGCGTTATGGGTTGGAGGAACCCGTAGGCACGGAAACTCCCACCACAAAATCTGTGGGTCAACAGGAAGAACCAGATCAATCCGATGATTCGGAAGACTTAGATGAATCTGATTCTTCTCAGCTGCAGCTTTCCCTAGCATGATGCCATGACTGTTCTTGACGTTCTCAACTCACCGTGGGCCATCCTGCCCACCAAGCTGGAGGAGATCCAGGCGATCTACTGCGCCAGGGCCAGAGGCGAAGATGTGGACCTGCAGGCCATTGAGGCACGCATGGGTCGGCCCATGGTCAACGACCAGCAGTCTTACGAGGTGGTCAACGGCACCGCGCTGATTCCTCTGCGTGGCGTCCTGGGGCAGCGGATGAACCTGATGAGCAACATGAGCGGGGGCACCTCGACAGAGATGTTTGCCGCTGATGTTCGATCTGCCGCAGCTGACTCCGCCGTGCAATCCATCATCATCCTGGCGGACACACCAGGCGGGACTGTTGCCGGCACGCAGGCTGCCGCGTCCGCAGTCCGGGCCGTGCGAGGCATCAAGCCGATTGCAACCCTGGTCCAGGGTGCCATGGCTAGCGCTGGCGTCTGGATCGGGTCGGCGTCCGACCTGGTGGCCCTTGATTCCCAGACATCGCAGATTGGTTCTATTGGTGTCGTGGCCACTCACGTAGATGTGAGCCAGCGCGAAAAAGACATGGGGATTAAGACGACCGAAATTGTAGCCGGTAAATACAAACGCGCCGCAAGTCAGTTCGGACCGCTGACCGAAACAGGTCAGGCAATGATGCAAGCGCAAGTGGATTATCTGTATTCGCTTTTTGTCGCTGATATTGCCGCCTATCGCGGAACAACCGAAGCCGACGTGCTGCAGCGCATGGCCGATGGTCGAATGTTTATCGGTCAGCAGGCTATTGATGCCGGCTTAGCCGATCAAATCACTAGCCTGGAAGAGTTAATCAGTCAACTATCCAGCGTCAGCACTAGCGGGCGCACACGGTTCC